ACACCGCGAAAGTTTAATGTTTATAAGATTCGTCACATGGTCAAGCCCATTGCGATGGGTTGCCTCCCCTGGTTTCGCAATGCGGTGTGTCCCCACACGCTTGACGCGCCCAAATGTACAAACAAATACAAACACTGCACTATCCGGTGTCATGGTGAGGTGCTATGCCACGGGTGCCCCTCCACCGTAACATGGAGACCCTGCATCTTTACTGGTACGTACCCAGCACTGGGATAGACTACCGCTACTATTCTACTGGCTCGTTAGTCATTCAAAGCAAAAGCGGCGCGCGACCAAAATTGTACCGTGTATTCCAAATAGAGACTCCCAACATTCACACCAGTGGTTCCAGTACCAAAGTCTGTCCAAGTAATGAACTCGCCCTGGGTGGTATCAGTGTTGCTATCAGTTGAAACGGTGTACTCAGGCTTGCGAGAAGCACCCATATTGGTAGTGGTTTCCATCCAAACAGGTGTTTCGCGAGCGTTCTGGTATTGGGAGACCTGTGAACCTGAGGTAGGAACGTTGTCATCAACAACGTCACCACCCCATGCAATGATCACCCTACCAGGTGTGGAAGTGGGCACAAACGGGACAAACTTAAGAGACGCACGAACGTATTTATACTTATTATACAAACTTGCTTGTCTCTGTAACCATGTGCCCGTCAATGCCAATGGGTTAATGCTAAATGAGCCTGGTGTCCCAACAGATGAAAGAACCAAAGTTCCCACCTGTTCACTACCGACAATAGTACACACACCATTAGAGATATCTGTCCGGGGTACACGTTGTCTTCTTGGTTGCGCGTTGCTCGTGCGATTCGCTGACATCATCCGCGATCTGTTTCTATTGCGAGCCATAGTTGAAAAGAGTGGAATAGACTTGTGGCCGGTGAAATTTCTCGGGGAAAGAAATTTCTTTGGGGTCTCCCTTAAGCCCAGAGATCGTAAGGCGTTGATAATAATCCTCTATAGCCCGTTGTGCAAATGGTGGAATGTCGAATGCTCTCCAAAAACTGTATCGTGTGCACTCCGTGACCCCAATCCGTTGCACCATTCCTCTTGAGAGCCATCCTAATCCACCACCAAGTGTAACTTGCTTGTTGTCACTTCTACCTGCACGCCCATACGCAGCGTACATCGCGCTAAATATGGGCATGTCACCAGCCAATGCCAATCCACAGGTTGACACCGCGTGTAACCACCTGGCAAACATTATGTCAGATTTCACATCCACGGTTGTCATACTATCTTTGACCGACGCTGTCAAGGGGTTGCGACACATAACATACGTGCCATCGCTACCCAAAACAGGCTGTGTTTGGCAGAAAACAACCTTTTCAAGCTCATATACGGGTTCCTCATCAACGATGTCTATGCCGAGGTCAGAAAACCAGGGAACAATCCCCAATGTGAATCTCTCAACATCACTGCGCTCCATAAATGCAACGCAATCATCGCCGTTATCAACTAGCTGCATTCTCACCCCCTTGTGAGTTGCCCATGACCACACCAATGCTGTCATCAACACACACCCTTTGAGTGACGTATCAACGTCACCGGACATAATCCCGCCCTTAACCTGGTACTTAATGAAGCCATCGTCGCAGGGTATATCCCCACGATTTTCCAGCTGATCAGCAAGTAATTCCAGTAATTCAGGGTCTGGTCCGTGTATATCAACCAGCAATTTGTGAACAAGGCGCAGCAACGGAACAGAAACAGAACGGTCGAAACGAGAAGCATCTAGGCCAATGGCGACAGGGTCGCTAAATTTGTCCCATTTACTATGAATCAACTGCCCTACCTGCCCGGCGTTCAATCCCTTAACTATTGTCCTAGCCCCATAAAGTCTGTCCACTGCGCGATAAATTAGCTTCTCCGCGGGCCGGACGAAGCTACCAAGTAATGTGTGATACCTAGGGCTACGTGTCTGAATTAGCCTAGGGTCCTTTCCGGGTTGAGTAGG